TATATCATCAAAGAAGAGCATATGATGAACCAAGAGAACTTGGTAGAGCCAGCTGAAATTTATACATTGCCAATGGGCATAGGTATTCCTGCTGTTCAGTGTATTGCTAGACAAGATCAACGCCGCAGTGATTTAGGTGTCAGTGATCTACAAGAAGCCGTTGATGTCCAGCGTGAAATGTTTAAACTAGAGTGTGAAGCATTTGACAGCATTAGATTCAGCAAGCCCATGATTCGTGCGGCTGCGGGCATTAAAATACCTGCTGGTGGCGGTGGCATTATTCGTGGTGATAAAGACTCAGTGGAAGTATTCGCCATACCCACTCAAGACATCAGTGAAATTCGTGCTCAACAACAAAGTTTGGTAGAACGCTTGGACGCATTTACCGGGCGTGGTAGTCTACGCACCACCACAATGCAGAATCAAAGTGGTATAGCCATTGTTGAAGAACGCCGTGCCCTACATCGCAAAGCCGCACAACGAGCTAGACGCTTGGAAGCAGTGGAAGAACAAGTATTGATGATTGCTGCCCATTTTATGGATCTATTTTGGGTTGGTGAAATAAACTATGCCAGCGATTATGAAGACAAAGATCTACAGTTTAGAATGGCCTTGTTAGATACTGCCAGCAAGTTGAGTGCTGGTAATCCTGTGGTGCAGGAAATCATCGACATTGAAATCATTAAAATGATCTCTCCACCCGATAAGACTTCTGAATACTTGGCCCGTATTGGACACAGTCAAGCAGAACAGCCAGCCAACACACAAGATTGGACTGCCAAGACTGACAGCCAGGCTCATATGCGTGAGTATATTGAAAGTGATCAAGTGTTTGACAGTGAGATACAAGACAAGGGTGTCACCACTAATGATCCAATCGCTAGACAGCTGATCATGATGGGAGTTGGTAGATAATGCCAACCCAATTAAAAATTAATTCGCCTGTTGCCAAGGGCGTTATCTTGGTAAACTCGGGTTGTTCCCGTATATCACAAAAGGAAAACAACAATGGACAATAGATCCTCAAATGCGGTGGCTCCGTCTAGCCAAGAAAGTGAATCCAACGGTGCGTTAAGCCCCGTACAGGATACACAAGTTGATGCTCATCAGGATATGCCCAATTTGGGTGCTATTCGCAAGAGTGGTCAACAAGAAGTCCTAAAGGCATTGAGTCAAGCAACAGGAGTTGAGTTTAACAAAACCAAGGATGTTGTGGCATACTTTCAAAACTTTGGGCAAAACAGCGGTGGCTCCGACAACGCCAAAGGAAGTGGTGGTAATGGTGAATTAGCAGAACTACGCAATTTAGTCCAAGGGCTTCAATCACAATTGGAGCAGAAAGACCGTGCTGTTAGGCAAACTTCACTACAGAGCCAGATTAAAGAAACTGCCATTCGTGCAGGCTTTGATCCGGATATGTTGGACATTGCCACTGGCCTGTTTGAATCTAGCATTGACTATGATGAGACTGGCAACTTCTATATAAAGGGTGCTAACGGATCAGTGCGTTTGGATGCCAAAGGCAATCCTTACACACTTAATCAGTTGGCAAAAGATATATTAACCAGCAGACCCAAACTGGCAGCCAGTGAAGGCCGTAGTGGAACTGGAAATCGTTTTAGCCAAGGTGCGGCACGCAATTCGGATGATATTCCTGATGCTAGCCAAGACATCGAAGCGTGGAAACAATGGAAAGAACGCAATGGCATTGGCAATCGCAGTTTCCGTGGTATGACGGTTAATGTTAACAAGCCGATTACATAACAGGAGATAAATCATGGCTTATTTTATCGGCGGCTCTTCTGGCGAAGCAAACGCATTTGAAAAGACAATCCAGAATTCCGCAATTCAAGTTTTACACGAGTCCCAAGGCCTAGTCAACATGACCAGTGTTGTTATGCCTAACCAAGGTAATACCTACAAAGTCCCACACATGGGCCCAATCAGTTATAGTGATTTCACTGACACTGGTGCTAATGCTTATCAAGGTGCCAGCACTTTTGAACAAGTAGCACAAATCACTGCCAAAGAAGTCGTTGCTACACCAGCAGTGGCACAAACAGCATTCAGTAAGTTTTTAGGTTGGACCACAGCATTTGATCTTGCTGCCAATTTGGGAACAGAACTAGGTGCCAGTTTTGCTGAAAAGGTTGATCAGCGTATTGCCAGCAGTTTCGTTGGTGATCCCACAGCAGTGGTCACTGGTAATACCAGCATGGCAGGTTTTGCCAATACTGGAACAGCCATTAATTACACACTAAGTCCTAATGGCAGTGGCGATGGATTTAACCGTGTTTTCGCAATGGCAGCACAGGGTCTATTGGCCAATGGCACTACCGCTACCAATGCGTTAATTGCCAGCGACAGCGTGACTGGAATGGTTCGCAATGTTATTCGTGCGTGGAGAGAAGCTCGTAATCCAGGTCGTCCAACAGTTATCCTAGGACCAGCCGAAGAACAGCGTTTACTAAGTGAATTCACTGGTGGTGCTGTGTTTATGGGTGGCCCAACAGGTGGTAATACCAGTATCAATGCTGGTTTAACCGCATTGGGTGATGAGTTATTGGCCACAGGTATGCTACGCAATCTATATGGTTGCACCGTAGTATTCTCAACATTCCTAAAACAAAGTGTCACCAATCGTTGGATTGACGGGACGAAAGTCACTGCCACCAGCGTGGGTGCTGCTATTGGTCCACAGGCTATTACCACAGTAATGGTGCGGGGATTAGATATTAGCATGGGTGATAAGGACGGTGGCTTACAGACCTGGATCACAGGTATTGGCTACTTTGGTGCTGGCGTGGTTAGTCAATCACGCGGCTTGGCAATTAACATCGCCTAATAATCTAAGGAAGTCAAATGGCACTAACCAGTTTTCTAAGATATACTGACCCTAGTCTTAAAATCATCAACGGTGTTGTGGGAGATAATAAAGTGTCTGCTGCCACACCAGATGATATGAAGTTCTATGATCGTGCCTGTTATCGCAGAATGGAACAAGTATATACCGGAGATCAAGATTATGAACTCCAAAGTATATACTTTCCCAAAAGTTCTATTGAACTGCTGAACTTGTTTGAATTTGGATGGTGGCCCTTGTATGTGGAACGCACTCTTGGTGCTTACTATTATACACAGAGCCAAACCAATCCCGGTTTAACCATTACAGCATTTACGCCCACCAAGTTGGTAAAGGTAAATCAAACCTTATTACAATTGGAAGTGTTTCAAGCCGTGGTGTTATTCTACAGCACATTGGTCACTGACAATAGCAATATCAATGAGAAGGACGCGGCAAACTATAATTTTGCTCGTAAACGGTTTCAAGAAGAATGGGAAAAGGCCATACAAGAAAGTTATTTTTATGATATCCAAGGCATAGGAGAAATTGGCACTTACCAACAATCCTGGTTGGCGGATCCTAACTTTTTTGAAGGCGATAGGAGATATTTCTAATGCCATTATTCACCCTAGCCCAGGTGCAGAACACACTGACAAACTATTTGGCAGTGACCACTGGCACTCAAAACATACAAGTATTCACTGAATTTCCCAGCAATGAGAATGTCATCAGTGAAGGCGTGTATGCGGCTAGGGCATTTCAAGCAGATAGAAACATCAACAGCAATGGTATATTACCTGGTGGACATGTCTATACAATAAGAGATCGTTTGGAAATGTATGTGATTACTCAACAAGTCAATCCCTATGTGGAAAATGAGTTGGGTATATTCACGCAATTCATAGATGATCCATTATTCATAGGCTATTACGCCAGGGAACATAGCATAGATCAGCAGTATGTCAACAACAGTGAACGGTATCGCGTCATTTTTGATTTACGCAGATTACAAGTCATATAAAGGAAAAATAAGATGGCAAATTTAAATGTAAGTAGCCCGTCAAATTTTGTAAGCCTAATCATCGATACAACCGATCAAAGGGTTATCAGCGGCGACGGAACAACAGCAACCTGGACAGTCAACACCTCCACCAGTATTGTAGTGCCCGCATTACAAGACATCACAGTCACGAACAGCAACGGCACATTCCGTTGGGTTCAATTAGACTCTACTAGTCGTGCGGTGGTGGCAACTCCAGCAACCAACAGCTTGAACTTCAACATTGTTTTGGATGACACCAGTTTCTTTACAGGAAATGGCACCACCAAAGGATTGTTTAATTTAAGCAATCAAAAGACTCGTATATACTTCAAGTTTGCTTGGGGCGGTGGTACTACCAAGTATGTCACTGGCACAGGCTTTTT